TGTGTTTTCTATTACACCTGGATTGATAGATGAGATAGTTGGAAACGTAACACTATCAGAAAAAGATAATGTACCTGATCCGTTTGTAGAAATTACCTGACCGTTGGTGCCATCGGCTGTTGGCATCTTTAAAAAGACACCTGTGTTTAGATGTGTTGAATTATGTAATACATAATTACCCATGTTACCATGGTTTGAACATTGATAGAATAAAACGTTTGGTGTTGTCTTATCGACAGCTATCTGTGTGTATGCTCCTGAGTTTCCTGGCGCAGGTGAATTACCTGTGTTAGTTACTCCAGTTGTGTATTCTGTGGTTTTTGCAGCATCAACATAAAATCTTAATGGGTGACCACTGTTTGATGAATCACTCTGATCAAATCTATAGTAATATGGTTTAGAAGGATCCTGTCCTTTTAATTCTATTATAGGTGTCTGTATACCATTAATATAATATCCAAGAGAACTACCGACACCAAAGTATGGTGAGTCGGCTGTCTTTGCAGCAACCTTTACTTCGTATACAAGTGGAGCAGAAGAAGAATAATACTTACCCTGGAAACCCGCACCACCAGAATCTTTACTGATGATCAGATTACCATCTTGGTCCTGTATCGTATCTACTTTTAATATACTGCTCATAATTATTTTGCCGTTGCTGGTATACTTGCTCCTACGTTAGCTACAAGAGGTTCTTCTGCAAACGCTATGTAGACGTATGTTTCACCACTGGTATTTAAACCATTGTTTGAATTTCTAATTTTAAAACCATTAGATAACAAATCTCTTTCTTGTGCAGAACTAGTAACTTCAGCATTACTTAAATTTGCATTTATATATTTTAT